TGCTGGTGTCGTAAATAATTTTTCCATGTTAGCAAGATCTGCTTCAGGTATTTCAGTTTTTAAAGCAGGGATTTCCCCTGCCATTGATTGATCGATCTTAGACAATGCAGGATTATCGCTCTTTAGTAGATCTGGCAAATCCTGTTGAACATCATCAATAAGATCATATGATGTTTTAACTAATGGTTGAATACCACCCTTTGGCGGGCCAAAGTCCTGTAGGATCTGTAATTTACCGAGTTCGTGTAGTTGTGGCGCTGTGCCAGCAAAAAGAGAATTCACATCTGCTAGTCCGCCTGGGAGTAGGTCAGTAAGTTGTGCAGAAAGGTCTAGATTAATACCACTTGAAGTCGTATTAACCAAATTAAGTATTTGATCTTTTAAGCCGCCAATATTTACATTGCCGACTTCAGCTTGTGCTTGTGATACATCTATTGCAGAAGCAAGAGGGGCTATGCTTTCAGTAGTCTTATTTGAAATACTTAATTGTCTGGATAATTCTTCAGAGGAAATCTTCGCCATTTTTATTGGGCCTTACGGGTAAAGTGATTGTAAACCATCTTAGCATACTTAATTCTTTTTGCTTCATGAAGTCGCATCGGCTGACCATCTACCGGACTAAGCTTTTTAGGTTTCTCAAGCGCAGGTCTTTCATATTTTCTGTGCACATGAATAGCTGCCAGTGTTGCAGTAGGCTTTTTCTTAAGTTCTTCTCCACCGAGCCATCTAGTATTCGAAAGCTCCCAGTCAACAAATGCAAGTTGGGCAAGAAGATCTTCTTTTGGCTTACCGATGCGATCGCAGAATGCAATAAGCTGTGCAAATCTACTATTAGGATCTCCACCCATATTGTACCACTGAGCAATACCAAATGATTGATCTTCTGGAACCTTTAACCCAATATCGCCTCTTGCAGAGGTTTGGATATCTATAGGGCTACCACTGCCTGATTCAGCTAAGAAGTTACCAAGCAAGCCAGCAATGGCAGCGTCAGGATATCTATCAAGGGATTTAAAGTATTCCCAAGCAATCTGTACGTTAGTACCAGCAGGTGCATCAGGATCTACATTAAACGAATCAAGACCTCCCGCCAGCGCGCTCTGGATGCCAGTGCGGCCTCCTGTACCAGTACCGGGCGTACCAGGTACGGTAAACCCTTGGGTCTGTTTTGTGACATCATTAAACTTCTCATCTTGTGACTGATTATTTAATTGAGTGATAGAAGGGGTTTGTATCGTAGGAATAGATCCTAGTACTAAAGGAGACTGAGAATGTTTACCATCTAAAAACACACCGAATACTGTTGCACCCGGTTGAAGATAAGGATTTCTACCCAGTCCTGATACACCAGGCTCAGTAGTAGGCACAAGCGTTTGTGCATATGGCAGATCTTCTTCTGGCACCTGTGATTCGTCACCGTGGATACCGTAAATCCTAACCTTAACCCTACCGAGTTTTGGTTCGTCTTCTCCTACAGCTATAACAACACCAACAAACCACCTTACTTGATCACCATAAAATTCTGAATTAATAATATCAGGCATTATTTTTCATTCCCTAGTTTAACTGCTTGAAGATCTACCGTATGCTTATTTGCCACAAACAAATGTCTTGCTGCATACACAATGTATTTACCAGATCTTTTTCGATCTCTTAAATCGTCTTCCGAAGAAAGTTTATCTATAGAGACAGAGTTATTGTTATGATAGAAGAATTGTATTTGAGTCCCGATACTTTTGTTCACTCCCGTAAGGTAATGAATGCCCGGTACCGTTATACTAATAGAGCTTTTAAGCATTATATTTTTAAACGCTCTTCTTACGAAATCTAGCTTAAACAGGGCTGGAGAGGTTTCTTCAAAAAGATTTTTATAACCATTATATGTGGAGGTAGTTATCACTCTACTAATTGTTTTTGCTGGTGCATTTGTAAGATCTAAGTCGTTAAAGGTATACTTCGATGATAACACTGGGTTATTATCTGGAGTAAGAACGCCAGTGTCATATAGGCCTTGAAATGCGGCCTGTGCATTGAATGAGAATGATTCTTTGACCCCTGTGGTAAGGTCAATCATATCAATTGAGCTAGTAACTGATCCAGCTTCTATAAGTGAAAGCGTGTCATCCTTGGTAGCATATGAAAACTTTTCTACAGAATAAGCAAGCGCTTCAGCCGTTAAATTAACTTGGCTGTTGGTGTATGCCTGAGAGTAGCGATAGGGTTTACCCTGATTCCAGGGTGGAGTAGCCATCATTTCTTCTAATGATTTTAATTTTATGTTTGGCTCATTCATAGTCTTATAAAGAAAGAATGGCATACCATTTTCCGTTGAGCATCTGGACTTAACAGTGTCTGCAGCACTCATTGCAGTCAGATTAGGGATTAAGTATTTAATATTAGGCGATTGCGCAGGAACAATAATTGGCATGTCAATTGTCTCATCAACATCCTCAAAGATCTTTTGTATGATCTCGTCAGGTCTTCCTGTATAAGATGTTGATAATTTTTGTAGCTGTGAGTTAAAAGCTACTTCTTCAATCAGGGATATACTTAGAATTTCGGTTTGGTCATTGGTCTTTCTTACTGAATTAATTTTTCTTAGAATAAAATTAATAGTAATTGGGACACCACTACTTAGCGGTTGCTCAATAGTAATAGCACATCTTTCTGTGCCATTAAAGGAAATGCCGTCAACAAAATCAACATCATCCCGGATTAACATTATCCCAGTAAGATACGGTCTTTCTAGACTTTCAAAAATCTCTAACTGTGCAACAAGATTTGCAATATTGATTACTGTTCCAGTGTCACTTGTTACAGTAACACTTTTAATGGTGTAATCATTAGACGATTGAAATGGTTTTTGATCAGTCATTATTAACCTTTTAGCATAAGTTTGCTGAATTCAGATTGAACCTGTACAACCGTTTCAGGTGTAAATACCTTAATCTCTCTTAGTTTGTCGTTTAAATTCCTAAGACGTTCCAGATACGTGACAGGAATAAGACCTGAGGTATTTGGATTAAATGGATCTATATCAACCCATTCGCCATCGGTATTCTCGTAATGATGTACCGAGTTATATTGTAATACTGCACCTGATGTTTCTACGATATCTGCAAAATTATTGTTTGACCGAATTATCTCATTTGCTCTAAAATCTCGTACCCCATTTGGATCATTTTTATTTACAATGATCTGCCCCATATCAAGAAACCGTTTTACCACAGTGCCAGTAGCATCGGAGCTTAGTCCCTCAATGTTCTGGCCCTCAAGAAAAATATTATGGATAGGAGCTTGGGTTGTAACAGTCCAGTTCGGATAAAATTTGCTAGCATATTCATAAACTTCATTCTCTGTCAGTGGCCAACCACTTTCACGGATATCATTATTTAAAAAGAAAAACGTCCAATAAAAGGTTTCATCGCCATAAAGCTTATAGGATAGTGTATCAGGACGTTCACCATCATTAATAGTAATGGTAGTATAAGCAGTTGCCTCGTCTTTAATCTCGTCAATTAAAGAAACATATGCAGAAATATTTTGGAAAAGTACGGGTGTAACCTCATTTCCAAACTGATAAGCAAGTAGGGGAAAATTCTTAAAAAATGTTCCTGACATCAGTAACCTCTTTCTATATCTTGTTTGGCCAGCGGTTTAGTTTCAGTAAAGTTCATACTGATTTGGACCTCTGTAAAGTTACCATCTGAGTGCATACCCATACCATTCGCGTTATAAACAGCATTAAAGCTCTGAAGATAGACTGGAAGAAATTTAACACCAGGAATATCTCTATTTCTATATGTAAGTCTAATAAGCATTCTGTTTGGGAATCTATATCCATAATCGACACCGCCGACTGTTAATGCTTCTGGGTAAAGCTCTTCACGGAAAAACTTAATAATGGATTTGATCTGTTCAGCTTCTTGACGACTTGTAGGAATAAGAGTAAAGTTGAATGCGAAATTACGTATAGGTACTTGTCTGAATAGGGTCCGGGTATTCGGATTTGCAGTAGTACCAGTTACACTACTAAGAGCGTTTGCTGCACTTGCACCTCTTGCACCACCAGTATTCTTAAGAACCTGCTGAGAAGCAAGTGAAGCCTGTTCAGAGGTAATTGCAGATAAATTTCCTTGCGAAAGGGCCTTAATTGTTTTATTAGCTATTTCGCTGCCTTTACCAATAGCATTAGCAAGGCTTGCAGTTTGACCTAAGTTATTGGCCATAGCACCACCAATTGCACCAAGCTCTACGTTATTGTCATATGATACTGCATCTTGAATTTGAATAGCCTGCGGAAGAAAGAGCGTTACTTTTCTATCAGTAAGCGCAGTGAGTTGCTTACTTGCACCGACGTATTCGCCGTTTTGTCTATTAAAAACTAAAGTACGTCCACCTTGCTCTGCACCAGATGGGAGCGCAGAGAATGCAGATCGAGCTGCTGCTCCAACTGCAGTGCCTACGGTAGATATCGTTTCACCTAATGCGCTTGCTGCTGCAGCACCTGCGCCTGCATAGTCAATGGCAGATATCCTTTCAGCCGCTTCATTTACCACCTGAAACACCATTCGGCCCTGATAGTCTTGGTCGTTATGGAGAGGGTACTTAAAAAATCCCTGCATCTTTTTCCCTTATAAATAAATTGGAAATCTTATCATTATTTATATGGAAAACTATGGCTTATTCTGGCAAATACAAAGTTAAAAACCCAAAGAAATACGCAGGAGATCACACAAAGGTAGTATATAGATCACTTTGGGAAAAGTATTGCTTTAAATACTGCGATGAAAATGCCGATATAAAATCTTGGAGTAGTGAGGAAGTAGTCATACCATACTTCTATGAGGTAGATAAAAAGTACCATCGATACTTTATGGATCTTAAGATCAACTATATGAATGGTAAAACAATTCTTGTTGAAATTAAACCCGACAAAGAAACAAAGCCTCCTACATTTACTGGACGTAAAACAAAGCGTTATATTACAGAAGGTCTAACATACGTTAAGAATATGAACAAATGGGCAGCTGCACAGAACTATGCGGCTGACAGAGGATGGGGATTTCAGATTTGGACAGAAGACACGTTGCATAAAATGGGGATTAAACCTAAGTCAACTAAACCTCTTAAGCCTTATAAAAAGCGTAAGAAAACAACATAAATAGATGTATGAATAACGGATATTATACATGAGCAATTTATTTTACACCTTAGAAATTGAAGCATTTCGCAAGGGCATTACCTTGCGCACAACGGAGTCACGTGAGTGGTTCCGTAAGAAAGCTGCTACTATGCGTAGGGTTAACCGTAATGCTTTAATGAAAGAAGAGCCAGTTCAGCTAAAGAATCGTAGTGCAATAGGTAACATGTATATGTTCTTCTACGATCCTAAGCATAAAAAGACACTACCATATTATGACTCTTTTCCTCTGGTGATTATAATTGGGAAAGCAGAAGGTGGCTTCTTAGGCTTAAATCTACACTACCTTCCGCCTCTTCTGCGTGCTAAATTTCTTGATGCGTTACTTGATGTAACTAACAATAGACTGTATGATGATAGTACTAAATTTAATATAACATATGATATGCTACAGCGTGCAGCCAAAATGAAGTATTTTAAACCTTGTATTAAACATTATCTGAGTGCTAATGTAAGATCCAGATTTGCTATGGTGGAAGCACCAGAATGGGAAATCGCGACGTTTCTTCCGACAGCTGACTTCCAGAAAGCAAGTAAGACCCAAGTCTACAAAGATTCCAGAAAGAAAATGAATGGCTGATTCGATTAACGAACTAAAAGGTCTGGTGTCACAGAAACGTGGACTAGCTAGAGGTAATGTATTCAGGGTATTCTTTCCAGCAATACCAGGTGCTACTTCACAAGAGGTAAACCTTCTTTGTACTGGTGTGAATATACCTGGTCGCCAGATCATGACCCAAGAACGTAAGATTGGTCTTATCAATCAAAAGGTCGCATACGATCAAGCATACGACGACGTACAGTTATCATTTTTACTACTGAATGACTACGGCATTCGTACCTACTTTGAACGCTGGCAAAATTTGTGCATTAATCAAAGTACACTTGAAGTGGGTTACTTAAGAGACTATGCATTTGATATAAAAATCCAGCAACTAACAAAAGGTACCGATCTTCCCGTATACCAAACCCCACTTGGAATTCCTTCTATTCCGTCGCTTAT